TTCAAATTATACAACACAGAATGAATTATTGCTAAATAATTTAATGGATTTTTATAAAGACGAGATTATTCTTAGTAGAATGTTAAAAATAATTACGGGTGAATCAAAAATATCACTACGAATAGTCGATTGGTTTGTTACCAATTATGCCAAGAAAAATTATACTTTATATAATTTTTACGATATTAATAAAAATTTAATTAGATTTAAGGTTTATTTTGATTATAAACTTAAACTTAAAGCTTATAGCAAAAAACGTTTTGACCCTTTTTGTAGATGGGATAGAATTAGCATTCCTTACAAGAATGAAACATGCATTGAAACTACAATTGGACAGCTTAATTTTTTTAAATGGGCAATTGAAAATAAGATTATTGAATACATTGAAGAAAATTACGACACAATTGAAAAAGATATGAACAATCGAAATAGCACTTCCAAAAGAAAAGAGACTATTACAGATAATTCAAAAACCCGCAAGAAGAGAGAAGAATTATCAATTTCTGCTACAAAAAGCATTAAGAAGGAAGAAGTTGAAATTGTTGTTCAATTCAAGTAATAAAATATTCATATAATATAATTAAATGAACGACATACAAAAACGTTTTTTATTGTTTTTAATAGGTTGCATTGGAACAAGAAGCTTACTTGTTTATCTTGCGAAAAATGCTAAACACAAATATTTAAAGGCACTAGGATATTTAGCATTGTTGCCTGCGATGGGATTTTTGTATATTTATTTATCTGGTTCAAGAAAAAAAGGTGCCGAAGTTTTTGGAGAGAAAATATGGTGGAATGATTTAAGGCCGATACATTCATTATTGTATTTTTTATTTGCGTATAACGCTATTAACGGAAGTTCTACATCCTGGATATATTTATTTATTGATGTTATTATCGGTTTGGGTAGTTTTTTATTTTTCCATATCAAAAACAAAAACATTATGAAATTATTTTGATTAAATTTATTGGTAATTGTTTGAAATAATAATGTAAGATAAAAACAACCCGAAGAAATTTTTAGAAAATAAATCTAATATATTATAAAATGTGTTTTTTGCGTAATATGGCATTACGGCTACAAAACCATACAATGACCAGAAAAAGAAAAAATACAAAAATAAATTCCACCCATAATTATCAAAACTAACATAATTTTCAAATATTATATAATAATAAATTAAAAATGGTATAAACCCTAATGTTACACCTAATAATGTTGGCATTATTTTTTCTTCACCTAAATAACCGAAAAATAACATTAACCAATTTAGTAATACAACCTTTAATATTTTGTCAAAATTATCACTTACAACTGTATATAAATCTAAATGTTTATCTGTTTTGTCCTTTAAATAAATTAAATATACTATAAATGTTATTAACATTGTCGGTGTAGTTATAATCCAATCAATATATCTTTTCGGTGTAACATTTTTAATAGAATTAAAATTGTATGCCAACCACGCATAAAATACACCTTCGACTATTTGAACAAATGTTTCTAAAAATAATAATTGACTTATAATCTTAAGTGTTTCTGGAACACCAACAAATAATGACAACAGACCAATTATTCCTGTTATTATTTGAACAATAATGGATATATTTAAGGTAAAATAAAATTGTTTTTTGTTCATTTATTATTATTAAAGAATATTTAATAATAATTAATAATAATTTAAAATTAACTAAAAATATTGTTTATGGGTAATTCAAATTCATCTCAAAAAATAAATTTCGAAGACGTTCAATATGTTGTAAAAAATACTGAGATGTACGCGTTAATAAATACACTAACAGAAAATGAACAAGACTGTTTAATACCAAATACAATAAATATTAACAAAGAAATTGAATTAATTAATAACTTTATTAAAACCGGGAATAAACAAGTGAAAATAATAATATATGGACGAAATTGTTGTGATGAAAAAATATATAGTAAATACAAGCAATTAAATTCATTAGGATTTTATAATGTATATATTTATCCTGGCGGTTTGTTTGAATGGTTGATGTTACAGGACATTTATGGTGTTGATGATTTTCCTACAACCAAAAAAGAATTAGACATTTTAAGATTTAAGCCTCACAAAATATTAAATATTCAATTATTAGAGTATTAATTTTTCGTATTTTATACAAATTGTATTTTATAATGTAATATAAAGAATGATACAGTGGTTTTTAATCGCAACTTTCCTGTTTAACACGGTTTTGTGTGACACTGAATGTCAGGCAGTTACAACTATAGAGGATAGACGCAGTGATAAAACTAAATTAAGACTGGTTCAATATAATGTGGAATGGTTATTTATTGATTATTATAGTGCTATGGATTGTCCCGGAAATGGCTGCACATGGAAAAATGACTCAGAAGCGGAAACTCATTTATCTTATGTTTCAAAAGTAGTACAAGATTTACAACCAGACATTATTAATTTTTGTGAAGTTGAAGGTTGTGATGAGCTTAATATGTTAAACACTTATTTAAATGATAACACATACAAGTCTTACTTAAAATCGGGAACTGATACAAGCACTGGTCAAAATGTTGGTATGATAACAAGAATAGACCCTATAGTTTCTTTATATAGGACAGAAGATAAATATGATTATCCAATATATGGTTCTATGTGTGGGTACAACGAAAATGGTTCTACAAGCGTTAGTAAACATTACATTACTGAGTTTATAATAAATTATACATTTATTGCTTTTATTGGCACTCATTTTGTCGCAATTCCAACAGATCCGTCAAGATGTGCAAAGAGAGAAGGACAAGCATCCATTTTACAAAAAGTCATTTATAATTATATTTCAAAAGGATACGAAGTTATATTTATTGGTGACCTAAACGACTTTGATGGAACAGTTTTAGATGTTAATAGCAATAAACCTGTTTCACAAGTTTTAAGTATTCTTAAGGGTGATTTTGGCGAATATAAAGGAAAATATCAATTAAGTAGCGTTGCTGAAAATGTTGAACAATGTGAAAGATACAGCGATTGGTATGATTCAGATAATAACTGCGAAACAAAATCTATTACCGATTATTCTATGATTGACCATGTATTAGTTACAGATGGAATAAAAAAGGTTATTTCAAATGTGTTTTTTTATCATAACTATAAAGAATATTGTGGTAAATATAACTCAGACCATTATCCTATTGTAGTAGATTTGAATATATAAGAATTATACTTTTTGTGTTTTATATATACTCGCAAATTTGAATTATAAATTTGGTATCGTTTTTTATTATTTGAAATGGCTTTCCACATCCATAAATTAATTGATTATTTATATAAAAATCGCACAATTTTTTATCAGCATGGGGTTCTACTTGTTTTCCAGTTTTTTTTATTGTCCCATGTCTAAATATACCACAATTCAGTTTTTCAATCAATACATAATCACCGCAATGGGGACATTCTAATATAGGTTCATCTTGTTCAATCATAAATAATAGTATTATTTATTATTTATTATTTATTATTTATTATTTATTATTTATTATTTATTATTTTCGAATAAAATTATCAATTTCATTAATCCAGTTTTTAATTTGATTTTTATTTTCATAAATGTCTACATTTCCGTCCAAAATGTGTTGGTCTAAACAAACACATTCTTCATTATGTTTATCCAACATATTATCGTGATAAACAGAACAATTTGTTAAATAATCCAACGGAATATTTTCTTCTCCATTTCTTGATCGTTTTCCTATTCTTTGATAGCATTTATCAGGGGTTGTTTTAACATACACTACTTTATTAACAGGAAACTCTTCGGAAAACGTCTCGAACCAATTTAAATAAATTTGATAATTAACGTGTTCTATTTTTTTGCTGTCATAGAGCATTTTGGCAAAAACCATTTTGTCAGTGTATAAACTTCTCTCTGTAATAATAATAATCTTTTTATCTGTAGAAGTATTTTTAATTGTTTTTAAGGTGTCGCGTAATACTTTTAATCTTGAAACATATGCCATCATTTGGAAAGGAAACGAGTATTTCTCCTGGTCTGAATAAAACTTCTTTAATATCGTTTCTCCATTTTCATCTGTAATTTTTTCCCATTCGTCAACCGGTTCCTTTAAAAATACAACATTAGAACTATTTTTATAATGTTCCCGCAAATTAGACAGCAATGTTGACTTCCCCGAACCGATATTTCCTTCAATAGAGACAATATTATAAGCGTGCGACATATTTCAATGTAATGTATTGTATTATGTTACTAATTCTTTATATATATTTTCCAATCAATTTAAAAAAAAATGATTAGAAAATATATATAAAGACAAAGTTATATCTAACACATAACTACTGCCAAAAATGGATTTAAAACAACGCAAACTAAACAAGTCTGAATGGGAGACCATTGAGGTTCCTGTTTCAACAAGTGAAATGAATGTATTAAATATGATAATTAAAGGGTACAATGATGTTAATATTAAAATTAATAACAATAATTCTATCTTTTCCTATTTAAAGATAGAATTTACGGAAAAAATGGAAGGATATTTATTCAATAAATATTTTAAACAAAGAGTTGCGATTATTGAAACAAAATTAAAGACTCAAATTCCAGGATATAAAAATATGAAGATTGATAGCGATATAAAATTAAATTCTATTGATAGACTTAGATTAGAGAGATTTGACGATAAATCATTGCTTACAAAAGATATTTATGAAAATACGTTACTGTCTAACATTGAAAAACTTTTAGAAAATATTGATGTTAATAATATTAGGATGTTTCATTATCATTATTTCACGCTTTACAAACTAATACGAAATAACATTAATAATTTGAATTGTCATATAAAAAAATTAGTTGACGTAGTTCTCAAAATATTCGAAGAACAAATAAATCTTTCGATTGTAATTGAAAACGCTGTTGATTTTATAGAAAAAAACAATAACATCTTAAAATATGATGATTTAACATTATATGAACACCAAAAGGACTTAATCACCGCTTGTAAATCACCTAAATCCAAGCTGATTTTGTATATGGCACCTACTGGAACAGGAAAAACATTGTCACCTATCGCGTTATCTGAAGGACATAAAATAATATTCGTATGTGCGGCAAGACACGTTGGTTTAGCACTGGCTAAAAGTGCGATTTCTGTAAAAAAAAAAGTAGCATTTGCGTTCGGTTGCAGTTGTGCTGATGATGTTCGGTTGCATTATTTTGCGGCTAAAGTCTTCACTAAAAATAAACGCACCGGTGGAATCGGCAAGGTTGATAATAGTGTTGGCGACAACGTTGAAATTATGATTTGCGACATCAAATCTTACCTTCCAGCGATGTATTATATGCTTGCACATTTTAACGCAAAGAATATAATTTTGTATTGGGACGAACCAACAATTACAATGGACTATAATGAACACGATTTCCATTCAACGATTCGAAAAAATTGGAAGAAAAATATTATTCCTAATATTGTATTGTCATCTGCTACATTGCCTAAGCTTACAGACCTTACTGAAACAATGCCTGACTTCTTAAACACCTTCCCTGAAGCGGAAATTGTTAACATTGTTAGTCACGATTGTAAAAAATCAATCCCTATTATAAACAAAGAAGGATTTGTAGTATTGCCGCACTATCTTAATGCGAATTATAATAAAACCAAAGAGGTTGCTGACCATTGTGAGAATTATTTAACTCTTCTAAGGTATTTTGATTTGAAAGAAGTTGTAGATTTTATTACTTTTGTAAATTCTAATAATTATGGTAACAGTAAAACCCTTATTGAAAGACATTTTGAAACACTTAACGATTTAAACATGACGACTATCAAAAGATATTATGTGTTTCTTCTAAAAAATATTATAGAAAAATATTGGGGAGATGTTTATTCACATTTTAAAATAATAAGAAAACCAAGAATATTAGAAAATGAAACAATTGATACAAAAGGAAATAAAATTATAAAGTCGAAAAGTGTTGGACCCGGAACTACAACTTCTAATGGTATGAGCGGTTCTTTGTTATCACGAATGTCAAGTGTTCAAGAAACCAACGCTGTTGTTAAACCAGGCACATCCGGTGTTTACTTTACTACAAAGGACGCTTATACATTAACTGATGGACCAACAATAGTTATCTCGAATGATATTGAAAAAATTTCTAAATTTTGTATCCAACAAGCAAATATTCCTAGTTTGGTTATGGACGAAATTATGAAAAAGATTGAATTTAATAATTTCATTAATGAAAAATTATTCGCATTGGAGTCTGAAGTTGATATTATTAAGGATGAAGCTGAGAAAAAAATTAAAAATGAGGTTAAAAATTCTGCTGGTTCTCATAATGTTTCTGGAAGAAATAAATCTAATAAAGACAATAGAAAGTTAAATAGAGAGGTTCCGGAAGAGTTTATAAACAAAGGAAGTCTCACAAAATTAACCCAAGAAATTAATGATTTAAGAAGCATGATTAAATCAGCAACCTTAAATGATGCTTTTATTCCAAATAGAAAAATGCATCAAGATAAATGGGCGCAGGGGTTAGATACAAATAACTCGTTTACAAGCAATGTAGACGAAACGATTGTCTCTGATATAATGGCATTAAATGGGGTCGAAAATACGTGGAAAGTGCTTTTAATGATGGGAATAGGCGTATTTATCAATCACGAAAACATCACATACACCGAAATTATGAAAAAACTCGCAGATGAACAGAAATTGTATATGATCATTGCGTCAAGTGATTACATTTATGGAACTAATTATCAATTCTGTAACGGGTTTATTAGCAAAGATTTGAACTTGACACAGGAAAAAATTATTCAAGCAATGGGAAGAATTGGAAGAAACAATATTCAACAAACATACACAGTTAGATTTCGAGATGATGAACAAATTTTAAAACTGTTTACATCTGAAACGGAAAAACCTGAAATTGTAAATATGAATATATTATTTAATACTCGCAAAGTAGTTTGGAAGGACAATGAATATGTTGAAATTCCAGATGATGAAGATGATGAAGAATATGCGGAAGAAGATGAGGAAGAACAAATTTGAATGAACACGGTTATATCCTATAAATATATAATATTGTATTAATATTGTTTTATCCCCTCTACTATAACAATAATTTTAATATTTGATGTATATTAACTTTTAATTTTACATTGACATACTGGAGTATGTCAAAATAGTGGAGAGGGGAATATATAAAATATATAATATTGTATGCAAAAAATAAAAGTATTACAACTTTTTTTTCAAACATTTAT